ATTGATTTCTTTTAATTCTTGCTTTGTTCGTTCAGCTTCTTCTTCTTGCTCAGTAATGGTTGTCACAAGAGTGGAATTTTCACCCTCCAATCTTGTGACTTCCGATTTAAGATTCGAAACATACAACATGCCAGAATAAATGGTGCCGATAATCGCCCCAAGTAATACCAAGACAATAATTACTTTGCCTAGTTTACTTGAGAAAAATGTAGTTACGCCTGTAAATCCTAGCATGTTATATACCTTTAATCTTATTCTTCTTCCATTTTAGCAAAGAAGTCGCTTAGGTCTTCATCGTCTTCGTCAACTGACGCTGTTTCAGTCGCCGCCGCTACAGGCTCAGCTTCTGTTTCAGTAGTAGTTGTGGTAGCCGATGTACCGCCGCCGAAAGAGGCTGCGTCCATACGTTCTTCACTTGCAGGCGTAGAAGCTTGAATCTCGTCAGTGAAGAATTCAGATAATTCTTGACCAACAACATCAATTAGAATTTCTTCTAGCTCTTCATAAGACTTGAACTCGTTAGGGTCAAGCAATGAAGAAATGTCATGTTGCGCTTCAAAGATTTCACGCATTTTGTCGGTGTCCTCAGAAATAGGCCCAGTAACCTCAGAGAATTTACTTGGCTCATAGCTAGGGTATCCACCTTCGCCAGTTGTGATTTTGATGGTGAAGTTAGCACCTTCAAACATATCAAATGGCTTAATTGGCTTTTCATCTTGGAATTCAGGCTTAATAGCATTCTGAATCTTCTGATAAACTTTAGCACCAAATTTGTATTTGAATACTTTACCTTCAGCCGCAGGGTTGTCAGGGTCAGTAATTACCAATACGTTAGCGGTGTAGCTAGTACGACGCTTTTGACGGCGAGCAATTTCTTTGTATTTCTCATCGCCGTGGTTCCATAGCTTGCTGTTAAGCTTGCCTAATGGGTCTTTCTTACCGATAGTAGTCAAAGACTGTTCCCAGTAAGTTTGACCTGAAACAGGTGACTTGAAGTAGTGGTCCATTGTTTTTACCCATGGCGCTTCTTCAGGATTAAGACCCGGTAAGAAACGAATAACAGCATAACCAGTACCAGTATCCTTGTGATACTTAGGTTTCCAGTAAGTGTCATCGGAAAAGCCCTTTGATTCTGCTTTAGCAGCAGTTGTGGCATTTTGGGCATCGCGGTTTTTCATGTAATCGTCAAATAGAGACATAATAGTTTTCCTTTTTTTATTCGAGTTATTCGGAATTATTCGATTTTATTCGATTTTATTCGAGTTTTTCGTTTTTATTATTGAAAAGCGGTTGCTTATTGCATGTCTCTCAACATGCTTTCGGCTCTCGCTTTATGGGTTTTCTCGTCCAAACCAGTGAAGTAATATAGCCAAGGCTTATACTTGTTGATTGTGTCCAAGAGGGCAGTTGTAACCATGTCATCACTGATAGGCATGTCTACAATCGCCAGTGACATATAGATGTAAGTTTCTGGCCTTATTTGGCGTGAATGTAACATCTTAGTCAACTTCGATGGTGAGCCGCCGAATATGTCTTGCTTTGAAGCCATATCCCATAGCATTTTCATCTCACCTTTAATCGTGTAGGTTAATTTCCTTAGAACATTGTCGTATTCAATAAGGTCATCAACCTTGTATTCGTTTATGTATTTATTGCAGTTTGGAAACTGATTTTCTAGCTGATAGTAAACCAATAACTTTTCAGCATCCTTTGGGTTCATAGCCCTAGCGATTCTTTCAAAAACCCACTGCAATTCATTAGCTGCATACTTCTCTCTCGAACATTTGGCCATTCTCACACCATCGTGTCGTAAAGCATTCATGTTCTTGGTGAAGTGAAAATTTATAGCAAGGTACTTTCGATAAGTTTTGTACCCTTCTTCACTACCTTGAAGTATTTCATCTGCGCTTTTTGGTTTTTTTATCATCTTATTTATTGCCGATAAAAGGCAAAGGTGATTTTTTTTCGCCTTCAATTAAATTCAATGCTATTGATTCTTCTTCGAGCTTTTCGATTAGGCTAGTTTCCATTAATGAAACCGCCATATCTTCTGGTTCCAATTCATTTAATTCGCAATAATATAAAATCGCATCCATGTAGCTCATTTCGTGATTTATTACAATCATTTCGATTTCAATAGCCATACCCATTGGTGTTAGTTTTTTAGCCTTAGTACCCATTTGAACACTAACCTTTTTACTATTAGCCATCTAAATCATTTAAACCCATTTCTATAACATTAGCGATTAACCCCTGAACCGCACCTTGGTCTTGGTAATCGATTTGTAAAGCCGTAAGAACAGCAATCTTTTCATCAACAGTGAAATCTTCACTCTCAGTGAAAGCCTTTATTTCTTTGATGACCGACATGATTGAATTAGGTGAAGGTCTAAAGATACTGTCTATCTTATGTCTATCAAGCATGGTTAAAATCCTTTGGTTAATGCATAATGTTTACGAGCTTTAACTAGCTGTTTCTGGTAAGCTCTATATTTAGCCGAATTCTCATTAATGAACAAAGTTTGGAAACCTTCGTTTTCGGTTGATATTAAAATCATCACGCCATGCACTGGCATCCCGAATGTTTCCTTTATGGTTTCCGAATAGAAAACCCCTTGTTGAAAATAATCTTGAATTTCCTCTTCACGTTTACGCCAACTTGACGACTTATAATCGAGTACAATGTTTTTGCCATTAATTCGACAAAACAAATCGACGGTGCCTGCAATACGATACGCTTTTGATTTCAGCATACCTTCTGACATGTAAATGGCATCTATCTTGTCAATGGCGGGTTTTATTTGATAAAATAACTGCGCACCAGTGTTATAGACATCCATTTCAGCCAAGTCTTGGCATTTAGGTAAAGGTAATTTAAGATTGTTTTTGACATACTGTTCAGCCCAATCGTGCATATAGTTACCACGTTCTGAACCACGGTTTTTGTAATATACTGGTATGTCTGAGAAATCATTAGTCGATGACTCTTTTAATACGGTTGTGATGGATGGATACTTGATACCAAACTCTTCACCGTCGTCATCGACTTCTATGTAATATCTACCCGTTTCAAGTGTGACTTGTTTCAGGGTATAGTCAGGGTCGGGTAAAAACTCGTGATTGAAAGTCTTTACCCTAAACCTTTTATCCGTCCGCATTTTCAGCATCTAACCCTTTGAAGGGTGAGCTACTAGCTGTTTCGACGGTTTTGTAGTTTTCTAGCTTCTCACTAGTATAGTCCACATCTACAATAATTTCTTTAGTTGCATTCTCGCCTTCTAATTCAATTTCGTAGATTTTATCAACCATCAAATAGTCAATGATTGAACGTAGTGACCTTGCACCAGTGTTTAAAGTAACCGCCACCTTGGCAATCTCTTGGTATGTTTCTTCTGGGAAAACAACATCAATGTTATCGGCGAAGAACATATTACGGTATTGCTCAATAGCGTTATTTTTGGTTTCTTTAAGAATTTTGATTAGGTGTTCTTCATCTAAGTGGTGAAGCTTAGTAATCAAGGTAATACGACCAACCAATTCTGGAATAAGACCATACTTGATTAAGTGCTTAGGCATTACACGCTCATTGTTACTTACGAAGCCAGAATCTTCAATCGGCTCATCAATATAACCAATCTTCTTCACTTGCTCTTTAGTATCAATCATGCCGACGAATGCGCCACCAAGGATGAATAGAATGTTTTTGGTGTTGATAGTTACTTTAGGTGCGCCATGGCCTTTTTCACCCGTGTCAACTTCAACGTCACAGCCTTCAATCAATTTCAACAATGACTGTTGTGATGATTCAAGCATTGAGTTTTGTTTGCCAGATTTATTGGAAGCCAGTTTATCAATCTCATCTAAGAAGATGATACCGCGTTCTGTTTTCTTCTGGTCTTTACCCGATGCGACAAATAGGTTTTCAATCAAGTCGGTGGCGGATTTACCCACGAAGCCCGACTGGGTGATTGTAGTTGCATCAGCGATATAAACTGGAAGGTCAAATATTTTAGCCATCTGTTCAACGATGTATGTCTTACCAGTACCAGTCGGCCCAACCATAATCGCAGAAGACTTACCAACCGAAAAGTTCTTATCGGTGCCAAGGGCAACAGCATTATCATAAGCTGATATACGACGTAGATGGTTGAAGAAAACAACGGATAGAGATTTCTTAGCTTCATCTTGGCCGACGATGTATTCATCAACTCTTTCTTTAATCTGTCTCGGTGTCAAGTTTAAAGATTCTGATATATTTGCATCCACGTCGCCTTCGCCGTTTAATCTTTTTAGAATGGTATCCAACAATGTATTAACATCAAGTTCACCATATGGGTCAACTTCTTGACCATATTCATCAGCTTGCTTTGAATATTTGAAAGACAAAGCGAGAATCATATTACTAAAGAATTCACGTTCATCTTTGTTCAAACCAGTGAACTTTTTACTTTTGCTTTCACTCATAATATTCTCTTATTATTTTTGTTTAATCGTCAATTTTCAATGATGGATTTTGGTCTTTAATACCCGTCAATAACTGATTCCAACCGCTGTGTTTCTTTCGGGCGGTTTCGGTATGGGATGAAAATTGGTTCACGCCTGCTACAGTCTTTGGTGCATCTGTTGGAGCGTAATGTCTCACCCATTCAGGGTTATTATCTTTAAAATCATCATATTCCGAAATAGACATAGTTTTTTCAATAACTTCGCCTGTTTCAGTGTTTTTGAACCCGTAGATTGGCATAGTTATTTACCTTTGTTAATTTCTTCTTCATGCCTTTTGAGCATTGCGCCGATAATATCAAGGTACTTTTCCATGTTTTCTTCGAATTGGCCTTGAAAGACCTCGAATGATGATTCAGTGAAAGGCTTAACCTTTCGTCCATGTACGTCATCGACCATCAAGTCGCAAATCTCTACATGTGAGTTGAAGAAAATTTCTTTATCCATTGTAACCCCCGATTAAGTTTATGTACTTCTTACTATTTATGCCATATTGTTTAGCATTCATCGGATACATCTCTCTTTTATTGATTCTTGTGAAAAAAGTTCTTTTTCTGGAATCAGTTGCCATAAAACATCACCTTCAGAATTAGTAATGTCTCTTTTCACATTGGAACCAACTGGTGTTCGACGAGGGGTGTCGGTCTTGATTATAAGACCATAAAGCTTTTGACTATCGATTGGCGAACCATACATAACTTCGGTGCCATTAGTCCAATAAAGTTTATTACTCATTGTTACCCTTACATTATATTGTAATTTTTATGATATGTAAGATTATTTTTTCAGTTTTTAGTTTCAACCTCAATTGCTTTTTCTAAAGCGGTGTTTACGAATTCACTAATGAAAACTGAAAAGAATCCCTCAATGATGTCACCGTCTGAAGATTCAATCAGACCGTTGAAATCAATGATACCTTCATCACCGTAGTGCTTAATGATAATTTGGATTAAATCATCGTAGGTCACATTTCCGTCAAAAGAATGGTATTCTTCATCAAGTAGCATGTGGGTGAATGTTTCTGCCGTTTGTGTTGGCATGGTGGATAGTAAATCGTCTGCCATGGATTGGCTATATTTACTCTCTAATATACGAGCGGCCATTTGGTGAATGGTAGTAATTTCTAAGTCAACTTCGATATTACTTTTGCTCATAATATTATCACTCTGATAATAAGGCACCTTTTACAGGTGCCTATCTATATTATAGATTATTTTTTTATTTTGTCAGGTCTAAATCTGAATTATTTTCAGAAGACTGTACAAAATTTGTGCTTTCTGGTGCAACATATTCAGGAACAGCGATATGTTCAGGCTGATTTGATGTTGGTGCCGCTTGAATAGTAACGTCCTGAAGGTCAGTTGCAGTATTTTCTACTGGCTCTTGTGGAGCTTCAAGCACTGGGGGTTTCTTCGCCGCAGGCTTCTTACGCTTTGATGTTGTCTTACGTTTAGCAGCTTTACGCTTAGGCTTTTTCTTGGCCGACGCACGTTTTTTCCTATTGGCTTCTTTCTCAGCTTCGATGATTTCAGTGAAACCTTCGTCATTGCTGAATAAAGCAGAACTTTCGAAGATGGTGTAATTAGTCAAAGAACAAATGCTGTTCAACTTACCATCTTTAACAGCCAACATCACATCAGCTTCAGCCGCAGGAATTGTTTCTAGCATGTCAATGAATAAACGTTCTTGCTTGGTAGCATTCATGTTCTGTGACTTACCAGATAAAACAAAGTAAGGGAATAGGTCAACAAACTGCCATAAAGTCGCTTGGTCGCCGTCTTCTTCGTTGCGGTTAAATGGTGGATTACCTTCGGGTAGAAGTGATTTAACACGAGGTAAATAGTTCCACATCAAGATATTCTGAAATGGCTTATGAATAGCCAAATGCTCACGAATAACATTGATTTTTTCTTGCTTGTTGCTTTTACTGTCAATAATTTTCAAAATTTCGAAAACGTGACGGTCACGCGGGTGCGTGTTGAGGTAATTGCCTAAATCGGCTTCTTTATTGGCCATTATGTGTCTCCATAATATGTTCAATTGTGTTATTGTTATTCTTATTTATGGCAATTATTTTCGTTTATTTTGAAAATCCGCCCAAACGACGTTGTTGACGTGTATTTCTTGGTAGCCAACTTTGTTATAGTATTTAGCCATGATTTCATCAATGCATTCCTTTGGCAAGTCTTGCATATCCATGGACAAATACTCATCGATGTCCTTCATCGTATTAGAAACCATCAAGGCTATACCATACGATTCATTTGTTAAAGGTAACTTTAATATCTCTTGGTCAATGTCATAACACTTGTCTATTATTTCATTGATTAAAGGAACCTTCAAAAGTGGTATATTTTCGTTTTGATATTGCTCAAAGACGCTAAGCAACTCATCGTGTATGTTGTTTATGTTGTTTATTAACTGCTCAAGCATAATATTCAAACAATTTTAGTCTATGCCCATGGCCGCATTATGTTTAATGGTTTTAACTGGTTTCAAGCCTGCGCCGAACCCCGCGCAATCATCAGTTTTTAAACCTGCGCCAAAGCCGCCGAAATCTTTAAAAACGAAAGGACCGGGTTTTAAACCTGAACCAAAACCTGCACGGTCACATGGTTCACTGTCAATGTCGATTTTCAAATCAACGAAACCATTCTCACAAATGTCGATTGTTAAATCAACGAAACCCATGTCACATGGCTTCAATATACCAGTGACACCCGCGTTGGAAGAACCAGTGTATAAAACGGCAAACATAAAGCATACGCCTACCATTAAACCTTTCGCTCTTATTTTCACATCCTTTGCTGACATAATTTCACCTTATTTGTTTCTTTCGTTGCCAATTGCGTCACCGTATGCTAATGTTAAATCTAAAACATCACGGATTGGAAGAGGTATAGAAAGCGCAGCTTGTTTTCTGGTAGGGTCAATCAACATCAACGCTGCGTAGCGATGGTGCCCATCCAGAATGTAGTTTTCTTTTGAGACAATGTTAGAAAGCTTCGATACAGCATCAGCGGAACCCTTGGCACCGTACTTACCGATATTCTTAATAACTTTATCTAGGTAAACTTGTTCCTGTATCGGTTTCAATTTACCTGTATCAATCTTTGTATATTTAGCCTTTACTTTATCGTCGTTTTTTTCACCGTCTTTGAAACCAAGGTCAACGTAATCGATTTCTTTTGGGTTTTTCATCAACTCATCAGATGTTACTTTATGACCTTGTGTGAAAGGCGCGAATAAATCAATGCCGCCTTTTTTAAGCTGTTGCATCAAATCTTTCGTTTCGCTTGGTGATATTACTGGCATATCACGACGGGCTACTCCCCATGAATTCACCAACTTATCTTTAAGTAGCTCGTAATTTCTATCGAAATCTGGCAATTCCTCGTCAATGTCGCGATTGTATTGCATGAGGATTTCTTTGGTAATTTGACGAGCTTCGGTGAGACTGGTCTTAGTAATTTCGTACTTACCCGCGTCTTCACCCGACTCGTAAATAAATTGAGAGAATTTAAGCATTATTTTCTACCTTTAATATCATTACCGATATTTAGGATAGAACCAACAAGGCTTGTATCTAGGTTTTCGTTCGCCTGCTTTTTCTTCTGCGCTGCGAAACGTTCTTTCTCTGCGGCCTTAACTTTAGGAAGCATTTTTTTACCGATAGCTTTTATTTTAGCCTTAATTTGCGGTGAAGACAACTTTTTTTCCAACTTTTCTTTCTGAGATGGTGTCATGTCTTTCTTATCAATGCCTTTTACAAGCTTTTTCTCGATAGCTTTACGGGCACCTTTCTCAGCACGTTGTAACAAAGTCTTCTTATCAGCTAAACGCTTCTCGTTCTTTTTACGGCTACGTTCACGCTTATGCTTAGAGCGTTTGAAAGCAATTGCTTTCTTACGGCGCTGTTGTGGTGTAAGCTTTTCTGTAACTGATTCGAATTCATCTTCATCGATTTCTTCACAGAAAAATTCAAAGGCCATGTCGTAATCTTCTTCGATTAAATCAACGTCGAAGTCTAAGTACATGTCTTCAGGTAAACATGATTCGGTCATGTATTCACCCATGATGTTTTCACGCATGATTTTATTGCGTGGGTTTTCAGCATCAGCCTTAGCTTGCTTCTTCGCTTTACGACCGTCTTCACGGGCTTTAGTTTCTTTATACGCTTTGGTACGCATGTCAATCTTTTGTTCGCTTTTGTCGTATTTCTCGCCTGCACGACGCTTACAAAGGTTTTTGAATGCTTTGGTACGCATGTCGATGGATACGGCTTCTTCTAATGCTTCGAAGAATGTATCAACGTTGTAGATTTCGTAGTCTGGGTGTAGACATTCACCCATAAGGTTTTGGATTTCGATGCTGTCCATGTCGAATGTGACAACTAGGTCATCTGTATAAGAACTGATAACACAACCACGCTCATTAACACGGGTGTTGAAGGATTTCTTCATACCTAAGTCATCAATTACTTTTTCGATTTTACGGTAGTTGTCTTCACATACGATAAAACCAACCGTAGATTGACTAAGGATTTCGTTCGCCTTGTCTTCAATTAGACCTTTAGCTACTTTAATTGACTGGTTTTTGCCATACAATTTAACTAAAGGTTCGGCCATTTCGGCAATGCTTGTATCAGTAAAGTGTTTTTCTTTAATGATTTCAAGTGCTTGCGCCTTCTCACCCGATGTAATCATTGTTTGTCTCCAAATTCTAAAATTGTTCAATATGTTGCTATTTATGATGAACAGTATCAAGCAACTTTAAAACGTAGAATATTAATTAAGAGTGAGGTCTAAACTCGTCCAATTTCTCAAGTAACATACCCATGCTATTCTCGGTCATGAAGTTCATAAGTGCTTGGTAATCACCAATAACTTCATTAGCTTTATACAAACGGATGATTTCACGTTGAATATCTTCAGGACATTTCATAAGGTCAACAAGGATTTCATTACGTTTGAAATTCTCGTATTGGTTTTCTTCAGCGTCTGAGATTGATTCGTATTCGCTTTTCTTGGCTTCCATGAAAGCTTGTATGATTTTCTTACTCACTGGCTTTTGTCTTGGTTTCTTCTCACCTTCTGGTGTGGCACGGGCTTTTACGAAGAAATCGCCTTCTGTTCTGAAGTTTGGCACACCGTCTTTGGTGTCGCCTTTCAATATCTTTGTCAATAGGTGTTCTTTGGGGTCATCGCAGCGAATGAAAGAACCATCCTTCATCGTACTCCATTGAGCCACCTTACCGAACTTCTGAAGCTGTTGGAAGTCTCCGTCGGTAGATGCTATTAAAATCTTCTCATTGGGGTTTGTGTGGCTTATATAAGCCGCTAGGGTGCCTATAATGTCATCGGCTTCCGCACGGTCAACCTTTATCGTCAAATATGGCATATACGCCTTAACTTCGCTCTCAACCTGATTGATGGCTGCATAGAAGGCATCCCAGTCGATATGCTCCATATCATTGCGTCTTGCGGCACGGTTGGACTTATATTCAGGTAGAATGTCTTTACGCCACACATTTCCTGAATCAAAACAAACAACCATCTTACCGTACTTGGCTGAATGCATATTGTTAATTTTTCGTAATGAATCGAACACCATGTGTCGAACTAAGTCAACTTGGATTTCACCATTTTCTGATAAATGGTCAATGTTTACATAAAGGGCGGAATTAACCACGGGGCTAAAATCTACTAGGATTGGCATAATATTTTATCTCATTTATTTGTATTATTAATTGGTTTTCACCTTTTATAAGTCGGTGGTATTCCATTTCTGGAATAAAAACAATGTCACCGATGTTCAATTCAAATGGTAGTTGGTCATCGTACTGAAAGAACCATCCACTACCTTCAAGGACTTTCACGATACGATTAGCTTTATCTCGATGCCAAACAAGGGTTGATTCATCAACGTCTATAAATTCTCTGACAATTGTGCCATCATCCTGTATGATGTCAGTGTATGGTTTTACCAAAAGAAGTTACCACCACCAGATAAACCCAACTGTTTCGCATAGCGGGGTAAATTACATGACCAATAACCTGCTTTAGTTTTATCTTTCTTACTGGCACAATCATGTCTTGCATTGAACGACTTACGCGCTTCTTCATCATCAAATTTTACGCTCATATTAGGGTCGCCGAATGAAACTTTAACTACATTACCTTTATCATTCTTCACATAGACATAAAACTTTTTAGAACCACCACGCTTTGGGTCATTTAATTCAACATCTTCATCTTCGTTAATTGATTCAACCATGGGTGAATCTAAAGGTACATAAGTAGCCAATTCATCGTAGTAAGCAAATTTACCAATGTCTGTGTGATTCAAATAATAATCATTCTCTTCACTCAATTGCATCTCACCGTTTTCAACACGGTTACGAGCTTCCATAAAAATAGCGTAATAGCTACTTGAACCTACTCGGAATGGATTATTTTCATATAAATTTGATTGTAAATCACATTTATTAAATGCTTCTATCACAACTGTTTTATTCTTTTCCATTATTTGCTTAGACATCTTTTCTAAAATTGATTTCATACAATTACCCTATATCGTTGAAGTTTTCATAACCTTCTTTTTGGTCGCACTCTTTAACCATATCCCATAAAAGAGAAAAGCCATCTCCCATCCAATCACCATGTTTCATGTATTGGCAGTAACCATTGTCTTGCCCTTCTTGGTCATCGACAATGTAGTGATAGGGGCAAGGGTCGATTGAAATACGCCCAGTGTTTTTATCCACTGAACGTATCTTGTAGCAATAGGCACCATCAGGTATCTTGGCCACATTTTCTTCGGTGTCGGTGATGTCCACCAACTTTAAAACGTCTTCGGTTAGCATCCCAATAGTAACGCTTCTTTAGCACTAATACTGGTATAAGGCTCACGGTAACGCTTGATTGTGATACGACGGCGGTCTTGGCGGTCACTTGCAGCAACGTGTATCCAAGAAGGTTTACCATCTTCACCATATTCATGTATGATTTGGTCGATGTCTAAGGTTTCCATGAATAGAACCATGTAAGCCCATGCGTAATATGATGCATTAACATCTGAACGCGGACGTTTGCCACAATTGGCTTCAATCATATCATCAAGTGTACTGCGCATCGATG